GCAGAAGATAAAGCCGAAATTGACAGGCTAAACGCTGAAGCGCGGGAAAAAGAAGTTCAAATGGCGCAAGCCATCAAAGAAAAGACAGCAGCATTAAGGAAAGCTACCAATGCAATCAATCAAAAACGGTCTGATACTTTTAAGCGCATTGATTCTGGCGAATTGCGGTTCCCCACCAGTTGTTCCGTACAAGCCGATTCAAGTACCGGAACTACCGGCGGAAATCCAAGCAATGGAACCGAATCTGAGCGACAAGCTGTTAAAGATATTGTCACCATCGCAGCAGAAGGCGACATCGCCATCACCAGACTTAACGCCTGCATCGCCCAATACAACAACGTCCGCGAAACCATAAACGCTGGTGTGAAATGATTACAGCGGCACAACTTCACGCACTTGGAATCGGCCCGGAATGGGAAGAACCGCTAAATGCTACATTTCGTCGGTTCATGATTGATGATGTGCGTAAACAAGCGGCGTTTATTGGGCAGTGTTCCCACGAATCCGGCCATTTCCGCAAGCTGGAAGAAAACCTAAACTATTCTGCGGAAACTTTGCAACGGCTATTTGGCCATAAGTTCAAACCAGAAGAAATCCAGCAATACGCGCACCAACCGCAACGCATCGCCAACAGGATTTATTGCAACCGCATTGGCAACCGGGATGAAGCATCCGGCGATGGATGGCTTTATCATGGCCGTGGTGTGATTCAACTCACAGGCCACGACAACTTTTGGCATTTTGGGCAATCAATTGGCATAGATTTTGTTCATAACCCTGTCCCGGTTTCACAACCACTTTATGCGGCCCAAAGCGGTGGTTGGTTCTGGGTTACACATGGGTGCAATCCATTGGCAGAGGAGGAAAATTGGGAAGGTTTGACGCGCCGAATCAATGGCGGGACATTTGGCTTGGATGAACGGGTGCATTTAACCCGGCAAGCCCTGCAAGTGTTGTCGTAAAAAGGTGGAAGCCCTCAATTTGGCCTTTTAAATTCCATGCGAGAAAGCCAAAAAACCGCATGGTTCGGCATCCTTGAAAGTTGGCTTAACAGGCTTCCAAAAGACAACTGCGGGTCAAATCATAAGCAAAGATTGGATTTTTTGTTCCAGTTCTTGCAAAAATAATTTGACTTCAGTTTCTAATTCGGCCACATACACCGGGTCAAACGGGACGCGCTGAATGTAAAGCTGCAATCGTTCCGGCACTCGCGGGTCATACGAAACAAAATCCACCCATTTGCGTCCGGTACAGGCCATTTGCCATTGCATTTGGTCGTGATACTTTTTAGGGTATTTTTTGTTGATGATTGTCTCGAAATGATTGGCCGAATTCGGACACTTGATTTCTATCGCGCCATCATCCCCGACAAGGCCATCAGGCGAAGCGCCAGCGCGTTCAATCGTTGGGTGGGATATATACCCCACTTCATCGACCATCACGTCCTTGGCTTGTTCATACGCCGCCCTCGCAAATGGTTCTTGCATCGTTCCCCATTTCATGGCGTCGTTGGTGAAAGATTCTTCAACCGTCCCGGTCAATCGTTCGCAAAGCAATTGGCTCATGTAATTGGCGCGAGATGCTGAATACCCTGTTTTTGTCTTTGCTACGATGTCCGAAATGCGCGAAGCTGTCGCATTGCCACATCGAGATGCAAACCACTCTGGTGAACCTTGAATCATATTGCTGCTTTTTTGCGGTCTTTAAGGTCGAGAATTTGATTTTGAAGCTGGATGTTACCGCCAGCAAATTTGAGCGCGGAAAAGTAAGCCGTTTTCAATTCATCGTGCGTTCGGGCGTTTTCCATATTGGCAAGATATGGCGTCAAGTCGGCCAATGATGGTCCGCCGCTGACCTGGTGGTTGTCGATTTCCACATCAATGGCTTCCGTTGGGATGCTGAAGGCTTGGAAACAAGCGTATTTGTAAGCCGTGGACATTGCTTTGTTGGTGGCCTTGTCGGACGAATCCATTGCTTCACCAAACGTTTTGACGATGTGTTTTGAACCATCTTCCACGCTGACGAAATCGAATTCAGCTTCCACGGTAACGTAGAAAAGAACCTTATTGCTGGCGCTGACCCGTTCCGCGCAGGTTCGGTTTAAAACCCGCGGCAAAATGCAAAGCCCATGTTTTGGCAGCAATTCGGCCAAGGCGTTATAAACGTCATCGATGCCACGGAAATGGTAGATTGAACCAGAATCGGTTTTGCGGTTTTTGGCAATGCCACGCACCGACAAAGCGGCTTGCACGTCGCTGATTGCTTTATAAACTTTCATTGCCGTGTCCCCGAATAGAATTCTGATTCGCAAAGGTCATCCAAGCGCATGAAAGCGTCCATCAAGGGGTCTTTTGTGGCCTTGACCACATCCGCGCTGGCTTGATTCAACAAGCTCATTGTGCTGGCGATAAGCTGTCGGGCCACGAATGGCGTGATGTCTGAATCTTCAATTTGCCGAAGTTGGCTTAAAACGCCATAAAGCGTTCGGTTCGTGTGGTCCATTGTCATGTCCTGTTTTGTTGATGGGACGTTCATTGTATAGTAAACTGAACGGATGACAAAAGAAATTGCAATTAAATTGGCAGGTGGGTCGAACGCATTGGCGCGACTGTTGGGCATCACAAACGGCGCGGTTTCGCAATGGAAGGCCATTCCAAAGGGTCGGCTTTACGACTTGCGAAACTTGCGGCCCGAATGGTTTTATTGATATATAATTTTTTGAAGCATGGCTAGGTTCGCTACCGAAAAGACGATTCTTCACCGTCCTGCCAATGTTTCTTTTGTGAAGTCAACCTATGAAGTAAGGTTATATGCACTATTACCCGTTTCACGTCGGGGATTACATCCACGACACGGCACATCTAAGCAATGAAGAAGATTTGGCATTTCGCCGACTTCTGGATTTGTATTACACGCAAGAAAAGCCAATCCCAAACAAAACCCACGAGGTTGCCAGACGCATCCGAATGGCTAAACATGAAGGCGCTGTCCAAACGGTTTTGGAAGAATTTTTCATGTTTGATATGGCAAATGATTGCTGGTTTCATAAGCGTTGCGACGAAACAATTTCCGCGTATCAAGCCAAGGTTGAACGCAATCGCACCGTGGGCAAATTAGGTGGTAGACCCAAGTCGAACCCACAAGAAACCCAAACGGTTCCCAAAACGAACCCTAACCAAGAACCAATAACCAATAACCAAGAACCAATAATAAAGAAGAAGAAAGCAACTAGCGTTGCTTGCCCGCCTGACGTCGGTATTCAAGTTTGGGATGATTGGATGACCGTTCGCAAAGGAAAAGGCGCAAAAACGCTGACGCAAACAGGTTGGACAAAATTTTTAAACCAAGTCGATAAAGCTGGTTGGACTATTGAACAAGCAATAAGTCATTGCTGCATGAAAAATTGGGTAAGTTTTGAAGCTGCATGGATTGAACAAAAATTAACAAATTCAGAAAAACGTCAAAATCAAATGGCCCAATTGACGCGGGGTTTGTCAATACCAAAACCAAAACCCCAACCGTTCTGGACAAAATCAACAACCATCGTGGAGGAAATTCCAAATGTGGAATCAAAACGACTTTTGTGATGCTGACTCAGGGTTTGATTACATTTTTACCAAAATGAATGCAATTTACGGGGCAAGGTTTGAATCTAATTGGCAAAACGTCGATGTGGACATTGTGCGCGAGGTTTGGAAAGAACAATTGGGTCGGTTTTTGACCTATAAGCCAAGCATGGACCACGCCATTCGAATGTTGAAAGGCGAATTCCCGCCCAGCGCCATCACATTTCGCGAATACTGCAACACAGGCCCGGACATTCCGGAAAAACCAGTTCCGCAAATCGAACGGCAATCAACTGTTCACGAACAAATCAAAGCCGCCGAAGCCAAAGCAAAATTGCGGGAATTGGTCCAACAAATGAAAATGAAGGTATGACCCGCCAAGAAGCCAACCGTATCTTGGACAAGCTCAAGGACGGGCAACCAATACCCCAACACATGATTGAAATGGCACTTTTAGAAACTGACGACTATGGACAACACAGAATTGGAATTTATGCGGCAATCGGAAGCGCGGGAATGGAAAGCGCGATTCGACAAGAAGGCCAAGGAATTGGGCCGCAATGAGGCGATTGCTTGGTGGAAGGACACAATAAGGGTAATCGAAAAAAAGCGCGGCAAAACCGAAGCCAACGCCCTTATTGAACGAATCACGCAATTAAGGACGCGCCGGATATGACTTTTTACGTTGGCCAGGTTAAAAAGAAGTGGTCGAAAGATTGGCGAACCGTGGTCATGAATTCCGAATTGTTGGATGCCGCCGTATCAAAAACGCTGGCGCTGGCAATCAAGGACGAAACAATGGCCCGTGTTTTCCAAGCCAGCGATGAACGTTGGGACGAAATAAAAGTGGTTTTTTTAAAAGGAGACAAAGATGGACGATTGGACGCCTGAGATGGACGAAGCAATGAAAAACATTTCCGCAAAAGCCAACAAAGGCCAAGTCGGTGGCATTCATTACGTCGCCATGAAAATTCAACCTTGGGAAGTGATGGAATCCGTTTTGACTCGTGACGAATTTATTGGGTTTCTCAAAGGCAACGTTATCAAATACAGCATGAGACAGGGACGCAAACCCGACGCGCTGGATGACGCCGAAAAAGCCCATCATTACCGCATGAAGCTGAAAGAAGTGTTGTCGTCATAAAATTATGCTAACATTGCATCTATTTATGGATAAATTATGCGAACACTTCAAGACTTTGATTTAAACACCGCGCAAGGCCGATACCAAGCACGAAAGTTTGGATTTGAAATTCCAAAGCGGTCGCCGGGGGTAAAGCAACCGGATTTTTGGTCCTTGATTGACAAAAAAGGGCCAAATGATTGTTGGAATTGGCGTGGCACATTCAACGCTTATGGATACGGCCAAAGAAAACAAAACGGCATTCCGATGATGGCCCATCGTTTGGCATACCAATTAACAACCGGGGAAAATATCCAAGGTTTGATTGCCATGCACGTTTGCGATAACCCGGCTTGTTGCAATCCCAATCATTTGCGATTTGGAAGTCATGCCGACAATCAAAAGGACAAATTCTTAAAGAATCGACAAGCGAAAGGTGAAAAAAATGGAAGTTCAATTTTGACTGAAGAACAAGTATTGGAAGCAAGGTCAAAATACAAGTCACGCATCGTTACTTACAAAATGCTTGCCCAAGAATACGGCGTTTCAAAGGACACTATGCAAAAAGCAATTCGCAACATCCATTGGAAACATATATGCGACGCGCCGCAAAAGTAGACCAAAATCAGAACAGAATCGTGGACGCTTTGCGTTACGCTGGCGCTACCGTTCAATCACTTGGGCAAGTTGGGGGTGGTTGCCCTGATTTGCTTGTTGGCTACAAAAGGGTGAACATTCTGATGGAAGTTAAGGACGGTGACAAAGTGCCAAGTGCCCGCACGTTACGCGAAAGTCAAATGACTTGGTGGTCAGAATGGTCCGGCGCAAGGCCATTTTTGGTGGAATCCGTGGACGATGCTTTACAAGTTTTGAAGAAAATTAGGGAAAATACCTAGTTTTTTTTAAATAAAATCTTGAACTGTTTAGAAATCTAAACTAGAATCCATCATCGATAACACAAAACAGGAAATTATGAACACACAAATGC